GTTATATATTATATATACTTCTCCTTCTAAACTCTGTGCGTAGTTTTCTAAAGAACTGAAGGCTGCATCTGTAAACCCTTTGTACCTACCAGACTTATGTAGGGGATGAGACATTGGAATATACTTATTATCTACATACATCCTATTAGAGTTTTGAATATAGTCACAGTCTTTACATAAATATCTGCTATAGCGTTTAAAAGATAGACTCCAGTTAGTGCTCTGTGAAAGAACAACGTCACATTTTATACAGTGCCAGTTATGTTCTTCAGTGAGTTTCTGACCAGTTGATTCCGACATTATATTCTCCATCCAGTGGACATTTAAGATTCAATACCTTACCAGCTTCAATAATAGACTCAACACCAAGCCTACCTACTTCGTCTGCCTGAGATACAACAACCTCTAGCTGCCACTCATCATGTACGTTGCATACAAACTTAGCATCAAGGCCGTCAAGCTTTTCATAGAAGATAACCAAGGCTTGCTTCATCATTATAGCACCGGCACCTTGTAGCAGTGTATTCAATGCTGAGTGTTCTGAGCGTACAAATATCTTACGCCCATCCAAACCCTTTAGGTATCCCTTGGCACATGATCTTGAGACTCTATCTTTAAGAGTCGAGAATGCTGGTAGATTATCGAAGAAAGATTTTCTAAGTCCTGCACCAACTGATCTACCTCCACCAGCCACGCTGCCAAGCTTCTCATCTCCTGCTCCGTATAGGAGTGCATATATGAATGTCTTCGCCTGATTTCTTGATTCAAGTCCCGCAAGTTTTTGATTAGCGGTATGTATGTCTCCGTTAAGGATTTCATTTGTATACTCCTCATCATCCATATAGTGTGCAAGCATTCGTAACTCAAGACCACTAGCGTCTATACCTACCAGTTTGTATCCCTTCGGTACAATCCAACAAGATCTACATTCCTTGCCGTAAGGAGAATTAGAGTTGGGTATCTGTGCCATGTTGGGTTCTCTATGAGTCATACGCCCCGTGATAGTACCGTTAGGTATAACATAACCATGCACCCTACCATCTTCTTTAAGTGCCTTGATCCATGACTTTACCTGTGCTTCTCTCTTCTGATACATCAGATAGTCTTTGATAAGATCTGCCTGTGGTATACCCTCTATCTGCGTAAGAGTTTTCTCGTTAACTACAGGTCTACCATTCACAGTAAACTCTATAGGCTTCCACCCAAACTCAATAAGGTACTCACCTACCTGCTTTCTTGAAGCCATATTGAAGTCTACAATAGTAGTACGTGTAGTAGAGAATGTAGCAGGCTGTGATAGTACTGCATACTCTTCTTCAGTAAGTCTTAGTCCCGGCCCGGAGGGGGTGTCCCAATTACCTGTCTTAGCAATAGACCCATTCTTATTCTGCTTACGATAGATAAGACGTTCATCCATCTTAGGCTTAAAGACTTTAGCTACCTCATCTTCTGCGTCTTTCATCTTGGTACGCATCAAAGCTAGTAACATGTCAGCAGCATACTCATCGAAGTAGAACCCTGTGTTCTCTTGCTCTTTAAGTATTGATGCAGTCTTAGTCTCTAGCTCCATAGATCTAGGATCAAAACCCACGCCTTCTTTCTGCAAGGCTTTGTATACCTTAACATTGAGAGCAACGTCACGCTTGCAGTACTCAAGCATCTTAGGGGTATAGCATTCAAACTCTTTGAACTCTATCTTACTTAGAGAAAGCTTCTGTCCCCACACTGCAAGACTGTGACCACCTTCACGTACAGGATTAAACAATCTAGATAGGACTAGGGTGTCTATTAGTTTCTGATTACCTAGTTTAAAAGAAGTAAGATTCTCAAGTACTGGTATGTCAAAGCCAATGATGTTATGTCCTGATAGCTGGTCAGCTTTATCTAATAGCTTCAAGCTTTCATCAATCTCATCCGGGCCAAACGACCACACCTCACCTGTGTCTACCTCTTGTGCTACTACGCACCAGATCTTTGTGGCATCTAAGCCATCAGTTTCTATATCAAATAATAGTTTCATTCAAATGCTAGTCCTGATTCGGAAGTTGTATTAAAATCTATGTCAGAATCATCTACCTCATTAAGTCTTCCAGTATCTTTATCATACTGCAAGTAGGTAGCTATCCCCACATCACCTGTATATCTAGACTTCAAGATGCGTACACGGGTAGTAGATGCTACCACGGGATCATCAGCCTGTTGATTACGTTCAAGGGTTATAACACAGTCAGACAACTGAGCGATAGATTGACTACCTCTAAGGTGGCTTAGGTCTGTCTCTGCTCCCTTCTCATGGCCCTTGTTACCATCAATACGTCTAAGGTGAGACACTAGTATAAGACCTGCACCTGTCTCTTCTGCAAGGCTTCTAAGCCTAGTCATAATAGAGTCTATTGATCGACGTTCATCACCTTCTAAAGTAGCAGACACCATCATATGTAGGTGGTCAATGACTACCCACTTACACTCACATCCTACAATCATGTAGCGTAGCTTACTAAAGATACCGTCAATATCATTGGAGCCAAAGTGAGAGTGTACCCACACCCTGTCGTTGTTGTCATTGTCTAAGAAGACATCATCAAAGAGTATGTCCATCTCTTCTCTTGAGTAAGTCTCACGCACACTATCAATATGAAGTTTAGCATTAGCCTCTATAGATAAGATACCATCCACAGTTCTAGTCCAATCTTCTTCAAGAGCAATCACGCCAATGTTATCGGCTGTCTCTTTGATAAGCCAGTGCTCTAGCTCACGGGTAAAGGCAGTCTTACCTAAGCCTGTACCACCTGCTACAAGAACTAACTCTCCCTGACGTAGGCCCTCTAGCTTCTTGTTCACGCCTGCCCAAGGGTAAGGCACAGCATCTCTCTTTGGTCTGTTGTGATACTTGTCTTTGTTCTCACTAACATTGAGTACACCACTGGGCGTATAGGTCTTAGCATTCCACCAAGAGTTAACGTAAGAGCCATGCTGATTGTTACGCAGCATATCATTGGCATCCTTGAACCCTTCAGGCATCACCATTATCTTAGATTTGTTAGGCTTCAAAAGCCTCGCAACTTTCTTAGCTGCTTCCTGTCCGGGTTTGTCGGCATCAAAGCAGATGACTATGTTCTCAAACTTTTCAAGGAATTCTATCTGAGATTTGACATCCTTCTCTGCACCAGCCGCACCATTCTTTACTGATACAACAGGCCACTTAGATCCTAGCAACTCATAAGCTGCCATAGCATCACACTCACCCTCAGTAATGGTTAGGTACTTACCACCCTTATCACCTACTGTCTGTTGACCAAACAGCCCACAGTCTGACATAGGCCCCGCAGCTATAAAGCCTTTGGTATCTACCATCCTTGTCTTGAATGCTACCTCTTCGGCACCGTTGTAGTACGGATAAAAGTGCCGTGTAGTATCACCAGTAGATGACTGTGTAGATCTAACACCATACTTCTTAGCAGTGGCTAGTGTAATAGCCCGATCCTTTAGGGGATAGAACTCACCCTCTCTAATAGTAACACTGTCCTTCACAAGCCTTGGAGCTATGTCCATCTTACCCTCTGCATAATTAATTATAAAATCCCCACATGAAAAACACTTTGCTGATCCATCATCATTAACAGCCAAGCATTCCTTATGGCTGCATGACGGACAGTCTTTATGTGTCTGTACGAAAGGCATATTATTCTCCATAAAAAGAAGGGGCATTTTCAGCCCCTCTTAGTTTAGTCTACTACTACATCTTCTGTAGTATCCGGGTCATCTTCAATGGTCATACCATCAGTTAGCTGACCACTAATCACAGCATTGAAGCCACGCACTGCCATCTCTAACTGCATAGTCTTCTTACGGGCAGCGTCTAACTCTTTGTTAGTTTCTACTATTAGTTTGAAAGCTACCTGACCTTCATCAGTAAACTTATTTACTAAGTAAACCTTGTCATCTGCTGTGTATGTCCAGCCATTCCCTTCTTCGCTCATGCTATCTCCTTTAAAATGCTAACTCTGTAGAACTACTAGACGATTGACCATACTCCTGAAGCTCTAGGATCTGTACGTTCTCTAGGATTGCACGTTTGTACTGCTTGTTAGGGCCATACACTGCTGCTCGCCATTGAACTGCTACCTTAGAACCATTACCAATCTGAACATCAATCTCGTTCTTATCTATATCTACAAGCTTAGGTGCTGGGTTCTTCTCACCCTTACCATTTACTTCCCACTGATAGAAATGCACTACAGGATCTTCAGTATACTTAGAACGCCCAGCGTCCTTCATACCAACATTGAATCCAGCATCTTTAAATTGCTGATAAACTTCATCAGATACAGCAAGGTTAATCTCATAACCATTCCTGTCACCTGTGTAGTTAGGCACAGGAACCTTTACGTGTGGGTAGAAAGCCTCACCTGTCAACACCTGTGGGATACCATCAATCATTCGCATTTATCTTCTCCTTTAATTAAAGTTGTGCGAGTTTACCACAGCCGGGGCTGCGCTGTCAATAAAGAATTTAAATATCTCATCCTTTAATGAATCATCTGTACCCTGCCCTAGCTCTAGGTAGTGTACACCTTTATCGTAATAGTCTTTCTCAACATTACAGGTCATCTTATTTTCATACAACAACCCCATATATTTAGAGGCTTGAAACTTCTTGTACTGCTCTTCAGTTATGAACGCCATTACCAATCTCCTAGTGAGTCTAGAAATTCAGGGAAGAACTTTGAAAGATCATCTTCTGTTATACGCCAAGTATCAACCTCTGCCATTCTATCTTCAACAAACCCAATGAACTTATTACCTACATCCTTAGAAGGTAACGGGCAACCAATCTGTAAGGCAAAAACCTGACACCACCAATCGTCTATGAAGCTTCTGAGTTCTTGTCTCTGCTCTTGAAGCTCTGATTGAGGATCTATTGAACTCATTTTGTTATCTCCTTTTAAAGCTTAGAAAGTATTTTAGCATACCAACTAGGCGTTAGTCATAATTTATTTAATAGTCTTCTTTTAAAATTTCTTCACGTTGAACATCCAAGTACACGCGGGTAAAGTCTAGAACAAAAGCATCACCATGCTTTAAGCACAACTCTAAAGCTTCCTCACGCATGCTGTCTGTGACCTCCTCCTCACCCAGATAACACTCTGAATGAGAAAGGATATGGTTAGATACCTCAATAAGATTACGCATGGTGAGGCTTATAGGATGGCTCTACGTTACATCTTCTTATC